ACAGGTATCACACTGCGAGCAGAAACTGCAGAAGAATTTGCAGACATGATTGCTAATGGCATTCATGTTATTGCTGATGCAGTTAAAGAAGTTGAAACCGCAATCAAAGGCGCAAGCCCTGTAATGTCAACACAAGATATCGCTGCAAGTTTAGGAGCGAGTATCATTAATGAAAATCCAGTAACACAATCTATTGGTGGACGGAACTGTCCACATGGAAGAATGACTGCCATTCAAGGAATGGGCAAAGATGGGAAACCATACAAGGGTTACTTCTGTCCAGCACCAAAAGGTGCATTTGATAAGTGTAAGAACCAATACGTACTTGTTACCAGTCCAGACTGGAATACATTTGTGCCAGATTCGGTAAAGTGAAAACACTTAGACGCTCAATTAATAAAGCAGAAGTGGGTGGCGAACCATTGCCACCCGCTTTTGCGGCATTTGAACGGGCTGGAATCATTCTGCGTAGAGCAGAGGTAACAGTTATTGCTGGCACTCCAGGTGCAGGCAAGTCATCTATTGCCCTTGCTATAGCAGCCCGAACAAAACTACCAACTCTTTATTTCAGCGCAGATACAAACGCACATACAATGGCTATGCGGTTAGTTGCTATGGCAGGTAATATGTCACAGCAAAATGCAGAACAACTATTAAAGAAAGATGCAGAAAAAGCACACGAACTTTTGTTATCTAACAATCATTTGTTTTGGTCTTTTGAATCAACACCAACACTTAAAGATTTAGATGATGAAGTATCAGCCTTTGAAACTGTATGGGGCAGAAGCCCTACTCTAATTGTTGTAGATAACCTAATGGATATAGCAATGGATGGGCATGAAGAGTTCCATGGTATGCGGGCAGCAATGAAAGAACTGAAGTATCTTGCCCGTGATACTAACGCTGCACTACTGGTTCTGCACCATACTAAAGAAGGCTTCGAGGGTTATCCTTGCCAGCCACGGTCAGCAATCCAGGGTCTAGTCAATCAAATTCCAGCAATGGTGCTAACTATTGGGCAAATGAAACAAGGTGATGATACTTACCTATGCGTAGCACCAGTCAAGAATAGATATGGCAGAGCAGACCAAACAGGAAACAACTATGTGAGTCTTGCATTCAATCCTGAGTCTATGTATCTAGAAGATGTTATCGTTAGATACCAACAGGAGGGAATGATGTGAGCAATCCACGCAAAGCAAAAGGTTCCAAAGCAGAAGCAGATGTAGTTAAATGGTTAAAAGCAAATGGTTTTCCATATGCAGACCGCAGAATCGCAGGAGCACAATTAGATAAAGGTGATGTAAGCGGTGTCAATGGAGTAACTATTGAAGTAAAAAACCATATTCGTATGGACCTTAGTGCGTGGATAAAAGAATTAGAAGTAGAAATAAAAAATGATAGTGCTTGGACAGGAACAGTTCTACACAAACGGAAAGGAAAGACCGATGTTAATGAATGGTATTGCAGTATGCCAGCCTATATATGGTTGGACCTTATTCATAGGGCTATGAATGGACAATCAAAAGCATAGTATTGCTGAGTACTTATCGTACTTAGGCGCCGCCTTGCCGCAACAGGGGCACGGCTGGCGCAAAATAAAATGTCCCTTTCACCAAGATTCACATGCATCTGCTGGAGTAAACTTTGATGAACAAAGATTTAAATGCCACGGATGCGGTGTCAGTGGTGATGTTTATGATTTAATTATGGAACGGGAAGGAGGCACTTACATTGAGGCTATCAAATTCGCAGAGAGCATTTCTCTTACAGGCAACAGAAACATACAAAGCAAGCATTCATCTGGGGAAAGATTACCTAGCGAGCCGAGGGTTATCGGTAGAAGAAGTTCAGCGATTTCATCTGGGAGTAGTAGAACATCCACTTCCAGGTCACGAAGGTTACACGGGTAGATTAGCAATTCCATATGTAACACCATCAGGTGTAGTTGATATTAGATTTAGAACTATGTCAGGTGGTGACCCTAAATATATGGGAATGCCAGGGGCTAAGACAACAATGTTTAACTCACAGGCAGTACTAACAGCAGACGGATACATATGTGTCACCGAAGGTGAGATAGATTGTATAACTGTAGTTGCTAAAACAAATCATCCATCAGTAGGAATACCTGGCGCCAACAATTGGAAGCCATACTATTCTAAAATACTAGATGATTTTGAAACAGTAATTATCCTTGCTGATGGTGATGCTGCAGGATTAGAGTTCGGCAAAAAGATTAGCCGTGAATTAGGAAATGCAAATATAGTTCAGATGCCAGAAGGGCATGATGTGAACTCGATTGTTTTACAGGAAGGGATTGGATTTATTGATGAGCGAATCAGAAGAGTCATTACTTAAAGAAGATATCTGGGAATATATAAAAGACAACCCTAGATTGATTGGTATTCCTTTATCAGATAATAAAGGATTAGATATCTTAAATGCATTACGAGATATCTGGGAACTAAAGACAGTTGAAGCAAAGAACTCAGGGCTTAAAGTCTTGGCTGAAGTTATGCTGGCAGCAGCAGAAGGCAAAGGCAATGAGATAGTAGAAGAAGTCCTAGTGCAAGAAGCAATGATAGATATAGATGACAACTTAAGGGTGGTGCTAGATGAAGGACAGTAGATACGCAGCAGATATAACAGATGAACTATTAGATATTCTTTATAAGAAGCATCAGGACTACGGTCCGTTAAACATAGCCCATGCTCCAGGCGGTGCATTAAATGGGCTAAGAGTTAGAATGCATGACAAGTTAGCCAGACTTAATCACTTGGTTGATAATGGCGACACGCCAAACTACGAAACAATAGAAGATACACTGGTTGACCTAGCAAACTATGCCATAATCGGACTTATGGTACAAAGAGGTCAATGGGCAGGCATTGAATCAGGCAAGGGCTAGGTATTTTTTTAATGAACGACTCATATACGGAAGAATACGAGTCGCTTGTTGCTGCCTTAGCAAGTGAGTACAACAGGAAATATCCAATGGTTGAACGGGTAGACATAGCCCAGACATTGTGGCTATGGTTTGTTACACACCCAGTTAAGTTTAAAGAATGGTCTACCCTTGAACCAAAGGATAAAGAAAAGTTAATAGCAAAATCTTTACGTAATGCTGCATTAAAGTATTGCGAAAAAGAAAAAGCCAAAACTAGTGGCTACGAATATGTTGATATTTATTATTACAACAGTGCTGTCATAGAAGCATTTTTGCCATCAGTTATTTCCGAATCATATGAAATCCCTACCAAGATTAAAGACCTTGCTCAAACAGTAAGCAGGTCAGAGGTATCAGATGGAAACAACTGGCTAGTCTTAAGGTCAGATATTGCAGCAGCCTATTACAAATTATCAGAGGCAAAGCAAAAAATTTTACAAGCCAGATTTACAACGGAATTAGGCGAGTGGAGTGACGTAGCAAAGGAACTAGATACAACAGCAGATGGTGCACGAATGAAAGTTCAGCGTGCAGTTACATCTTTGATTAGAAATCTAGGCGGATGGCGTCCTGAATCAGATGAAGATGTCTTACCTAAAAAGAAAGACGAAGATGAATCAGGAGAGTAAACATATTAGGGAATTGCTACACCCTACTGATTACTCAAAGGCAATGGACCTACGTGGTCAAACACTAGGCACTACCTGTGTCTGTGGTTGCGAAGTCTTTATCGCCCTTATAGCCTTTGATGAATACAAAGAAATAAACTTTTACTTCTTAGACGGAGAGTGTGCTAACTGTGGTTCAATGGTAACTCTTCCATATCCAAACGATGTTGAACCAGATTGTGATTAACTATGCCATCATATGATTTTAAATGTAATGCATGCAAAACATTAATTGAGATAAACGAAAATATTGCACCGCCTTGCCCCACTTGCGCTGCAGTTATGGTTCGTATATGGTCTGCTCCAGCAGTAAAGTTTAAAGGTTCAGGTTTCTATTCGACTGGAGGTTAAATGAACGACTATCCGAAGTGGGAAGGAAGACCAGCGTGTGAAGGTATTGATACAGAGTTTTTCTTTACAGAAGGTAGTTATGACAATTTGCCAATGTTAAAAAGAATATGCAACAATTGTCCTGTAATACAGCAATGCTTTGATTACTCAATCAAGTATGCTGTCAGTGGTTACTGGGCAGCAACTACTGAAAATCAGAGAGAAGGATATAGAAAGTTGCACAATATAAAACCTAAAGCAGTAGTTCCATTATCAGTTTATGATGTAGGCTGATGAGTAAATTATCTGATTTTGATTTAGACCTTGCGGTTGGTCATGAAGGTGAGCAACTAGTAAGCGACTTACTTACTGGCGGTAAAACAATAGAAGTAAAGACAGATTTAAAATGGAAAGATACTGGCAACCTATATGTAGAGACTGTGTGTTGGTCTCATAACAATCATGAATGGTATGCATCTGGTCTATCCTCAACAAAGGCTGAGTACTGGGCATTTGTTATAGAAAGTGGTACATTATTAGTACCTACTGAAACCCTAAAGAAAGTAGTTGCACTACGTGGTAGGGCTATTACTTGTAACATCCAACCTAACCCAAGTAAGGGCTACTTGATAAGGATTGATGATATACTTGAAGGGTTAAAAGGTTTATAGGTAGCCTCCTATAAAGCAGAAAAGCCCCCGCTCTGGTTAGGGGAAGACCAGGACGGGGGTTTTCTATGTTCTATGGGGCTTGTAGCCCGTTTAAATAGGGTTTAGTTAGAGCCTAAACCAAAATCTTTTTCAGCCTTATCAGCCCATTTGGCAGCAGGTGCTGCAATTGAACCGATTAGAATTGCATACTGTGGTGCCATATCAGCAGCAAGGGCAATGCCCATTGTGATAGCAGATGCAAGAACTGCACGAAGATAAGACTTAAGTACTGCCTTAAACTTTGGGTCTTTTAGTTTATTAATTAGGTCTTTCATTACTTACTCCATTTCGGTGTACCAAAGCCAGCGATAAACGGCTTTAGTTTTCTTTTATTATCCAAACGGTATGCACGAATCTTCTGTGCTACTTCTCCACCATTTCTTTCACTGGCAGATTTCTTTTTATCACCAGATGTATTGCCTTCAATAGTGGTAACTGTTCCGTCACCATTATCTTTAACAACAATTCCAACATGGTCTACTGGATTACCACCTTCAGCAAAATCAAAGAAGGCTAAGTCACCAGGCTTAGGCTTAGCAGTTGCTGCATTAGACCAAGCACCAAGACCTTTGAACTTCTCTGCTCCAATGGTTGTAGATACCACATTAGGAATCTTTAGTTTTACCTGTGCTGCTACCCACATACAAAAACTTCCACACCATGGTTGAAAGTTTGCTTTAGTAAAGGCACCATACTTTGTTTCATTATCTTTAGGACCTTCAACGGTTCCTATCTCAGCCTTTGCTACTGCCAGAAAATCATCTACTTGACTCATGATGCTCCTATTTTTTTAATACTTGTAACATTAACTCTGTTAAGAATTCAACCTTGTCGTCCAATTGATTGACTTTATCTTTTAAACTTGAGCCACCATTCGGTTTAAGTTCATTAAGATAATGTTTAACCATCCATCTAGTTGCTCCTGCCAGTGCTCCAACAAGTGTGGTTACGGCTACGGCTAATCCAGCCCAATCAGTAGGTGTCATTTTATACTGTCCTAATAGTTATCTCGAGTACTCCTCCAAAGCCATCAAACCTTTTGTCAGGCGGAGTCATACGTGTGAATGTAATTTGTTCAATAACTGCCTGCCTAGATTCGCCAGTAGTTAAGTCTTGCCAGGTAACTACGTCACCATTTTGTTCTAAGTCTTCTAATGTCTGGATTTTTTGAAAGGCTCTGCCCTCAAAACCATACATAGAATTATATCTATCTGTCTCAACATCAAAGCAATAGACAGGAAAGCGCACCATGCGCTGACGTGGAGTAGCAATAGTTGCCTTTGCTTGATAGCCCTTAAATGTTGGACCCTTAGTAGCATCAGTTATATCTCTAGCCAATGTAAATTTATAAGCAAGATATTCTTGCGAGGTTTGTGGGGTAGATGTAGTTACTTCAATTGATTCTACATCGGCATCGTAAGTAATAATTTCAGTCTCAACACCACTAGCATCTACTGTTTGTAATGATAAGTAACCATAAGTAAAGTCACCACGACCAATTAAACGTTTAAAGTTTTTTGGTTCAAGGGTTCCATAGCGAATGTTACCTGTTTTAACATAACCAGATGAAATAAGATTTGTGCCCTCTACATATGTGTATCCAGCAATAGCCACTGTTCCAGTAGGAGATACTGCAGCAGATGCAATAGTTCCAGATGTTGCAGTAGTAAATGTAAATGTTGTAGTAGTTGGTGTTGTTACAATTGTTTGTTGTCCATTAAGAGCAGCATCTACTCCAGCAATAAACACTACATCTCCAGCGGTTAAACCGTGAGCAGTAGATGTTGTAAGCGTAGCAGTTGTAGTTGTCCGTTCTTTATTTGATACAGCAATCTCATCCTTTGCTGCTGTGCAGTAAGCCAAAGTATCTGTATTGCCAAGAAATGCAACACCAGTAGTTACATGACCTGTAGGACCTGGATAATATAAATCATTAGCATAGGCAAATCGTAGGTTTTCTAACTCAGCCCCAAGGTCAATGCGAGTAAGACCAGGTTCTCCACCTACAGATGTAGCACACCATACAAATCTATCTCTAAATGTAAAGCCATATACTGGTTGAGTTGTTTCAATAATTAGTGGACCATACTTAATAGAACCATCTTGGTCTGACACATCAGCAACACGGACACCCTTGCTTGTGCCAATAACCATGTAGCCACCATAGTATTTAATGCTATGAATAATTTCTCCTACTGGCATTTCGGCAGCCACCACAGCAGAGGTTAAAGTGGGCAAAGCACCAGCAGTTGATAAAGTAAATTTAAATATAGATGATTGGATACCATTAAATCCAGAGATATATATTGCTGGTCCAGATGCTGTTATTCCAGTAAATGTATAACTAGATGTTGGGTGTGTGTATAAAGCAGTTGGCAATGTAGTTGCTGAACTTGTGAACTCATATACAGAGTTATTAAAGCAGGCAATAATTCTTTCTTTGGCAAAATCCATTACAACATTGCTTACAGTAGTGCCAGTAACATCAAACATTTTCGTGCCAGCAGTAGATGAATCAGCAGTTAATGCTTTTTTGTATACAGTTAGTTTAGTAGTACCACCAGAAGTAACGTTAGTTACCCAGTAAGCATTGCTACCATCATCACAAATTCCATATACCTTGTCATCTGTTCCAGCATTGTAATCAATGAAGTGGGTTTCAACACCAGCAGTATCAATCTTATCTACATCATAACCATCGTGTAGTAGTACACCATCAGTATTGTTCCAACGTATAGAACGAATCTGTTGATAAGCACGACCAGTAGAATGGATTGGTGCTGTAGTTATATGTCCTGCTGTAGATTCATTAAGTAAAGTTACCTGTCCTTTGGTAAATACATCTACGCCCTTGCTATCTGCAAAACGGTTAAGAACAATTTCGCCAGATGTTGGGTCATAAAATTTAATGCCAGTGCCTTTATGGAAAGAAGATTGGCTGCGAATCCACCAACCAGTAAGTGACTGCTCACCTGGTTCTTGCTGGCTATCAAACTGTTCCTTCTTAAAGGGTGCTGTTTGACGGATGTATGGACGGTTATCATTGATAGCGTAGATAAATGGGACACCATTTAGGGCTACATCATAAGCAATATCAGTATTTTGCCAGATAGCATTTGACGCAACAATACCAATATCAACCGCAATCGCTCTACTGGAACGACCTTCAGTAATATCACGATTAGCCACTTATTCTCCTTGTGCTTGTTTGTCTTTCACTTGTTCTTTCAGCAACTGCATTGACCAATACAATGAGTAATAGTCATAGTCCCACGTAGTAGTTTTCATGTGCTTAGCAATAGCGCCAGTGTGTGCATATAAAGGTATCTCAATGGCTTTGCATTTGCGGAAGAATGATATGTCTTCACCAACAAACTTGTCATTCTTCTGGTCATTCTCAGCAAAGAATGAAATGTCAGTGCCATACTTCTCACGTAGTTTAGTTACTACACTACGGTGCATAACAACTAATCCCATACCAGCCATATCAATTTTAAGGACTTCATTTACTGGCAAAGGATGATGATACTTAACTGTATACTCATCAATATCATCAAAGATAACTGGCATAGGCACTGGCAAACTACCATTTGTAGTCTTAGAAATAAAATAAATACCACTCACCATAGGATGAGTCTTACTATCTGCTGTATCGTGTAGTAGTTTCCATATATCAGGATTAATTACTACATCAGAATCTACCCACAGTAGCCAATCTGTCTCAGCATTGTCATACCAGTGGTCTAGTAATGCTTGCCTTTGCCTAGCAATTTGATTGCCTTGAACTCTAATAGATTTAGATATAGGCATACCAAGTCCAACACTAGTAAGCACTACCGAAAGTAATCCTTCAGTAAACTTGCCATCAGTTACGCCGTTATCACACCAACCAATTGCTACTGTTTCATTCTTTTTAATCATATAGTCCCCTTATGTTTAATTGAGTAAGCAGTTTAAACACATGCTCAGGTGTAGTATAACTAGATTATTTTATTTACAGTTTTTTGTACTCATACCAATTAAGGATTAATTCATCCCAAATATAACCATAACCATCTTTTGCTGGTGGTTTAGGTATTGGTGTCTTCCAAGCAAGTGAATCTTCATCCCATATCCAAGATGGGTATGGCTTAATAGGAATAAATATATCTCTAATTATGTCATACTTGAATCCAATTCCAGCAAAATACTTTCTTATATTTCCATTGTATGAAGTTTGTAAGTATCTTCCAGTTGGATTGTTGTAAAGGTTTCTTAAAAATTCAATACCTTTTTGTTCGGATTCAACACCATTGTCTAGTAAAACATCATTAGCAACAGAGTAAACAGCAACTACAATATTGTCTTGATTAATTTCTGCAAAATGAGCCATTGTTTTCTCCTTAAACCGTTAGGCTTCCATTACCATTGAACTGGTAGATGTATCTACCACCAGATTGAGTTGCCGTTGGTGAGCCAGTTGTAGATGCTGCTTCTTTGTCTAAACTTAGAATAACAACACCACTTCCACCAGCACCGCCACCACCAGCATTATCACGGTTTCCACCGCCACCACCACCCCTGTTTGCAGTTCCTGCTCCAGCCGCAGTTGATGGGCTATTACCGCCACCAACACCGCCACCACCAGAACCTGCAGCACAGCCTGCGATTACTCCAGCACCACCGCCACCGCCTGCATAAGTTACAGATGAACCAGTTATAGATGATGCACTACCTGCTCCACCTGCTGCACCATTAGGGGCAGTTGCATTTGCTCCAGCAGCACCTTTACCGCCACCACCTCCGCCAGCCCAAGTGCTTGAAGAAGAGGAACCGCCGTTGCTACCCTCTCCAGAAGTTCCTGTTCCGCCAGCACCACTGGCATCTCCACCGCCACCACCAGAACCACCGTTTGCTCCAGTTATAGGACCTGGGTCCCTATAAAACCCTCCCCTACCACCACCACTAGTAGTAATTGTAGTGAATGCAGTTGAAGAAGAAGTAACGGAAGATGTATTACCGCTTGTTGCGGTATTTCCAGAGCCACCTGCGCCAACGGTAACAGTAAGTACAGTACCACTACCAATTGAAAAACTTCCTGTTTTCATACCGCCTGCACCACCACCACCACCAACAGTTGACGGTCCGCCACCGCCACCAGCAACTACTAAATAATCAAATGATGTAATAGTAGGAACTGTTATTGAATTAGTTGCAGTTGAATCTGCACAAGTTCCATTAGCATTAGTTGCTTTAACTTTAAAAGTATAACTACTTCCAGAAGTAAGTCCTGTAAATGTATGTGTTGTAGAACTAGTTGTTGCTGCAGTTTGAGAAGTTTGCGCAGTAGTTCCATTAAGGAATGGAGTAATAGTTATAGATGTGAGATTTTTTCCACCATTACTTCCATTAGTCCAAGTAACAGTTACATCTGTAGTTAGAGCAGATGTACTTGCGGAACCAATAGTTCTTACTTCTGGTAATGTTGTTGGGGTTACTGCTGCTGCATTTGCAGTATTAACAGTTGTACCAAAATTGTTTTGAGCGGTACCGTAAACAGTATAAGCAGTTCCTGGGGCAAGACCAGTTAATGTTACGGTTGTGCTTGAACTAGATGCAGAATGCCCACCAGCCGTTGTATAAGCATTATACTGATTAGGCGTTCCGCCACCACTACCTGGGGTAAATACAACCTGTAACTTTCCAGCAGTAGATGTATAGGCATCACCAGTTGAAACATCTGTTGGTGTTGCAATAGAAGGAGTTGCTGGTGGTGCAGATGCTGCAACCCATTGTGTGCCATTGTAAATTTCAAGGATTTCTAGTTCACCATTGTAAAAAGTGTCACCAATTACTGGACCAGATGGTCGAGCAGCAGTATTACCTGATGGGATTCCGCCTTTAGCGGGATATGATGAAAATGCCATTATGCAATCTCCACTCCACTGATGTGGATTGTCACAGCAGTTGTAGATGCATAACCTGAAATTGTTTTAGGTGTACCAGAAGCAGGGATAACCTGCTTTAAATCAAACACAGCAAGTGAGTTAGCAGAGATTGCTACCGTAGGCACAATCACTACTCCGTCAATTGCTACCGTTGCAGAGGCTGCACTTGTAGCAGCGTTAGCCAATACAATGTTTGTTACCACAGTTATAGTGGTTGTTGTTGGCACTGTATATAGCGTTGCACTTGATGTGGCTGCTGCTGTTCTAGCAAGAGCCTTTGTTACTGTAGCCATTAGTTACTACCTTTCGTTGTTGGTTAAAATTAATTGAGCAGTTTTAATCCATGCTCAGGGATACAAATTATTTAAAGAGGTTGACTTGTAGATACATCAGCAGGTCTAATTGGACAATTATGTCCAACCCACTCTTTGTTTATTTCAGACCCAAATGTATAATCATAGATATCTCCAACGGCTGCAAATTTATTGCGTATTGGAGTGCCACCTAGAGCGTGAACCCCATCTACAGTGTTGTAAGATGTTTTAATCCAAGTACCACCAAGATTATCTATTAACCATTGATAGCCCTCATCACCCGCTGGGTCGTTATTGTCACCTACGGTAACTCTAACTACTATATTATTTTTATCTATTTCTGCCCAATGACTCATTATACATACCTCACTATTAGTACGCCAGAACCGCCTGCTTTTCCTTCACTGTTTGCTCCACCGCCACCACTTCCAGTATTGGCTTTCCCTGCAGTAACTCCAGATGTATTTCCACCTGAAACACCACCAGTTCCACCGCCACCATATCCACCTCGTGGACTTCCGTAGGCACCGCCTCCGCCACCTCCAAGATAAATTGTTCCTGGATTAGAGCCAAGACTTGAAACTAATGCATTTGAACCATTTGTTCCAATCTGTGCTGCCCATAAAAATGCAGCAGTATCAGTTGTAGAACTATTTAGCCAATTGGTTTTACCATCTCCACCAATGTTTACTCCAGTACCTGGGTCACCATCAGCGTTTCCACCAGCAAGACCAGTTCCACCGCCACCACCACCATTGCAGCAGTTATACCCATTACCACCATTATTTCCATATTTATTAGTTCCAGTAGAAAGTGTAGAGTCAGCACACCACCACAACCGCCATTTTGTCCTGGACCAGTATTGCTGTTTCCAGCAGTATCTCCAGTCTTTCGTCCAGCACCACCACCACCTGCAGCAATAACTGTTGTGCCAAGGGATGTATTAGTACCTGGACTGGTTGTTCCTGCTTGTGCTGCACCACCTGAACCAATTGTAACAGTTTGGTTTGAGTTTATAGATACTGAAGGTGAATAAACAAGTGCGCCTGCACCGCCACCGCCAAAGCCACCACCACCGCCACCGCCGACTGCTAATATATCAAAATCAACAGTACCGCCACTAACGCCAAGTGTTCCATTAGATGTAAATACACGATAGTTATATCCACCGCTTGTAATCAAAGTACCGCCAGTAATTGTTGGTGCTACTGGTGTTACCGAAGAATAAGCACTTGAAGCAGGACTGTCTCCATTTGCATTGACTGCTTTTATTCTAAATGTATAAGCAGTTCCATTAGTTAACCCACTTACTGTTAATGGACTTGTTGTTTGAGCAGGACTAAATGCTGTATATGTAGTTCCATCAGTTGAATACTTATAGTTTGAAATTGATTTACCGCCTGTATTTCCAGCAGTAAACGTTAAAGTTACTGATGCACTTGCTGCTGTAGACGTACCAATAGTAGGTGCTTGTGGCAATGTTGTTGGAGTTACTGGACTAGCATTGGCTGTATTGGTTGAAGTTCCACTACTATTTTGAGCATTACCATACACAGTATAAGCAGTGCCAGGTGTTAATCCTGTAATTACTACTGTTGTGCCTACTGTTGTAAAACCACTATGTCCACCTGCTGTAGTGAAAGCGTTGTATTGAGTTGGTGTACCACCAGTGGCTGCTGGGACAAAA